GTTACAGTAGAAGTGTCAAATTGATTATCTGCTGCATATCTATTTTGAGAATCAAATAATGTATATGGTTGAGATACTCTTAATCTTCCAAACGCATCAGTATTAGTTCCACCTATTGCAATATAAGATGGATTAGTTTTATCGCTAATCAATTCAACAGGTAAAGGATTACTTGTACCTACCACATTACCATCTTTTGTGGCAATCATAGGCACTTCATAGATTGTTTTACTTTGATCTAAAAATGTTTGTGTATCTTTTCTAAACTGTGCCATTTAACAATTCCACTTTCTTAATGCCAATGCCTTACGAGTAGGTCTTCCTTTGTCGTCTTTCATTGGGCCTGGATTACCAGACATACGAGCACAGAATGACTTACGTCTATTATATGCCTTACTGCCTTTTTTTAATTCAGATGGTTTTTTTGTTACAGGTGCTTTTAGATTACTGCCATCTTTACGATTAAAATAATCTCTACCTTTTTGTGTTAAACCTCCTGTAGAACTTTTAAGTCCTTTTTTATCTACAGCAGCTTCGTTTATAAATTCTTTAAATGTTTTCATATTATCCTTTCAGCCAATCTTTGGCTATTGTAAAATTTGCTCTACTAAATTCTAATCTATCTACAAGTTTAACTGCACCTTTAACTCTATCAACGGCCACATATCCTTCTGGATTAGTTACTTTAAATCCTTCTGGTGTTCTTATAAACTGGCCGATGCTTTGTATTTGGTTCATTTTTCTTATTAGAAAATTTTTTGCACGTTGTAATGATATCCAACTTGCAATTGCAAAGTATAATGCCTGTTGGTTTTTATCAATAAAATCTAAACCACCATCTCTTATTTTTCTATACTTATTTTTTGTTTCTTCTTTAACAACACTATCAACTTCTTGTTGTAACATATTATTGTAATATGTTCTAAAAAAATTTATTAATTCTTTTACTTTGGCCATATCGCCTTGTGAATTTCTAATGTAATGATTGAAAAATGTTTTAAATTTAAAACCAACGGCTAAAGAATCTGCAACATTAAGTATGTCTAATAATGGAGCAGCCTTATATAAAGAACCTTCTGCCATAGAAATAATATTATCAAACTGAGACATCTCTGATTTATTAAATGTAACTGCACCTGAAGTATCTTTATATGTTGCGTCTGTAATAAAAACAGAAGATGACTTAGGAAATCCTGCTACACTTCCAAAACTAGCAGATAGATTTTTAATATCTTTACCTGAATACAATGTATGAAATACTATACCTAATCTTGCACGAGCAACTTTTTGACCTATTGTACTATTAACAGGTACTGCATATGTAATTGTATTAGGTGTGAATGTATAATATTCTTGTTCATCTATTGTTGTAGTCTTAACATCACCTTTAGTAAATAAAAGATCGCCTTGTAAAATTCCTGTAATGCCTAATTTAGATAACTCTCTTAAACAAACAATAAGTTTTTGTGCTAAAACGCCATCATGATTTTTCATAATGTCGCCTGTAGAATAATTAATTTTAGGATTTACGTTGAATAGAGATTTAGTTGCTACAAAGAATTTTCCATTTTCTGGATTAATTCCACAGATAACTGCTGGCGCACCGTCCCATTTAACAGTTACGTTAAGTCGGCCACCTACATGGCCTGTTAGCATTTTTTTGATTGACTTTAAAAAATTAACGGCATCTTTACCGCCTTTTGAACCTTTGTCGATAATAGAATCTTCTAAGTGTTCTAGGTGAGTATTGGTGCCTTTTGTTACGAATCCTTTAAAACTAAACATTTCTCTCTCATTGTTCCCATAAACAAAGTCAAACTTACAATAAACTATATCAATACTACTATTTATACTATATCATATCTTTAGATAATTGTCAAGATTTTAATATAATTTGCCAAAAGGACCAAATTGTGAACCTCTTTTTTCAGCCAAATATACCATATCAGTTAACATTTTATCTCTTTTGTTCTCAGGCAAAGAATAGATACAGTATAAGAAATCCAATTCCATTAATTTGGTGTGCGATACACCGTTTTTTAAATCATCTGAATTGTAGGAAGATGTCATATTTTTAATAAAATCTTTTGTGTTTATGTCTGTTTGTATTTTAGATTTTATAAAATTAAATTTTGTTTCATACATTTTTGCTACTTTTTTAAATGCGTCTAATGATTTAGGATATAAAGTATGATTATTAATATAGGATAGTTTACCACTACCTATTCCATTTTCTTTAAACAATGTTGTCATTAGATCTACTGGTACTTTACCTATACGAGCGGCGCCTGCTTTTTTTCTTTTACCATCAAACTTTAAATTTTGCATAAAGCCTTTACCATTTTGTCTAATCTGAAATTCTATTTCATCATCTTTGTCTTTAATAATTATTCTGCAATCTGCTGAAGTTAAAGTTCCATCTTTTTTATTTGTAAGATTCATAACAGATTTATTTAAAGACATTTTAAATTTTGCTTGTTTCATTAAAGAATCTTTAGTGTTCAATTCTTCCCATCTTGCTTCTTTACCTGAAACTTTTTTTAATGATACTCCTACGACTTTTCTTTTTTCAAATAAATTTTTCATTATATCATTCAGTTTGGATATAGATGATGTTTTGCTTTCTAATGCTTCGTTAATTGAATTTTTTACTTGTTGTTCATTTTGAATTAACCATATGTCTGATGGATTCCAACTATCTTTTTTAGATATTTTAAATTTATCTTTTATAATTTTAGAAATGTAATCCATAAAACCACCATCTCTATTATATTCTGTAAAATTTATATTTCTAAACAACTCTAACATTTTCTTTTGTTGTGCATAAAAATTGTTTAACCATTCAGGATCATCATCAACTTCAGGATAGATACTAACCAATTCTTTATATTTTGGATCTTTTCTGATATCATTTGCTACTGTGTATTTTCTTTTATCTTTTAGTACTCTTTTAATAATCCATAAAGAAGCTCTTTCTTGTTTTCCTGTAGCAACAGCGTCCAATTGACCTACTGATTTTTTACCCGTCTCTATAAATCTTAATCTATATCCTAAAATTAAAAAATCTGCTTGTCTTTTTGCTCCTAATTTAATAATTGCATTAAATTTTTGTTTAAGAGTTTTTAATATTTTGTCAAAATTTTCTTTTGAAACTTTTATTTGATAGATACTATTTTTAATAATCATAGCATCATCACCAAAAAAACTTCCTTCAGACATCATTTTTATTAATGGTGTTAAGTCTTTTTTTAGTTCGTTTGGTAAATGGCTTATTAATTGTAAATGTTTATCTATATTAAATGACATATCCCTCTTTTACAATATTTATAAGAGTGTGTCAACTATTTAATATTGTCGCAAAGAAATTTAGGTATGCCACCATTGCGTTGCCATTGGCGGTTTGTATTTTGAAACTTAATTAAATTTTCAATATCTTCTTCGAAAAAAGATTGACTTATTATAGTACCTGTAGGTTGTTCAACAGCCTGCCATAATATAGTTTTACCTTTTTTAATCATCTTCTTTTCATAAGATAATTGTTCAGATAGATAACCTGGTCTTTTATCATTCTTATGAAATTTTACTTTTTGTCTTTTCATATTTTAAAGTCCGAGAATTTATCATAACTGGTTTTTACAGTTATTTCTTTTTGGTTACTATCTACAATGTTTTGTGCATTGTTAGATACATCATATAACTTCATCTTAGCTCTATCTACACCGATAATAAAGGCACGATTAATAGATGGATCGTTATAACGATTCTTTAATTGTTTAACTTTCATTTGACCTAATGCTTCTAATTCTTCATTTGATATTAATGCAAACATAAAGTCGGCCGTTGCTGGAAGACCAAAAGATTCAGAAGTATCTTCTAATCCAATATCTGTACTTACAAAACCTGTTCTTGTTGTTTGTGTTGCACTGAATATTGGTACATTAAACTCTACAGCAAGACCTCTTAGTTCTTCTGCGATTGCTTTAATAAAAAAGTATGATGATATATTACCACCTTTAAATCTGCTTGATGAACATATATTTAAATAATCAATAAAGATAACGTTAGGTCTAAAAGATTTCTTTAATGCAAGTTCGTTTAGTAATGCTCTAAAATGACCTGCATGAGCAGATGCTGTTGGATATTCTTTGATAATTAATTTACCTGCTGTCTTATTTCTAATCTTAGTAATCTTATCATCATAGATTTGTCTAGGCATACTATGTAAATCGTCCATAGTTACATCTAACAAGTTGGCATCAATACGTTCAGCAATTCTTTCTTCTGCCATTTCCATTGTAATATATAATACGTTTAGACCTTGTGTTAAGAAACTAGATGCACAATGGCACATGAATAAAGATTTACCTACACCAGTACCTGCCAATGCAATGTTTAAAGTTTTAGGTGGCACACCGCCTTTTGTAATACGATTCATATAAGATAAATCAAATTCATATTTCTTTTCTTTAGTATGATAAAAATCAAATCGTCTAGTAGCATCTTCTATATAATCATGTCCAATATGATTATCAAAAGAAACGGCCAATGCGTCTGCGAGAATACCAGGTATTGATTCTGGTGTAAGTCTAGGATCTTTTTTATCTAATATTTTAATACCAGTTAATACTGCATTATGTACTGCTCTGTCTTTACAAAACTTTTCTGTAGTATCTAACAACCATTGTAGATCAACTTTTTCTTCATTTAAAGAAGCTAATAATTCTTTAATTACATTAAATTCGCCTTCGTTTATATCTTTTCTTTGACCAAGTTCTATTGTTAATGCTTCTTTAGTAGGAATGTTTTTATATTTGTTTACAAAGGCATCTATTTCCCTGAACAATATTCTTTCAGGACGTGTTGTAAAGTAATCTTCTTTACAAAAAGGTAAAGCCTTTCTGGTAAATGCTTCATTAAATATGAAATTACGTAGTACTGTAATCTCTATTCGTTCATTATTTAAATTCAACTTTTCCATCTGTCAATTGTTTTTCTAATAGTTCAACTAATATATCACCAATATAATTAATAAATTCTTGATTATTTGTATCTATATTGTCTGGATTTTTAATAATATCATAATCAAATTTCATTGGCAATGATCCATCGGGCTTTTCATCTCTAGCAAAAGCCACTTTGCCGTACTTATAGACAATACCCAAATACTTGTCCTCAATTAACTTGATACAAGTAAAATCGTCTCCGTCTTTTTGTACAAAAAGATATTTTATTTTATTCTGCTCCGTAGAGGAACTTTTTCTTTGTTGCTTCATCTATCTGTTTCAATATTTCCTTTGTAAAATATTTTTCAGGTTCATCATTGATTGATTTACCAAACACTTTTGCACCATCTGGTAATTCATATCTAGTTGATACTTTTTTGAATATGCCTTCTTCTTCAGCAATTTCTAACAAACCATAATATCTGTCTAAGCCAGATTTGTATGTTAGTCTTACATCTATTTGAGCATTTTCTTTTGTTAACCTTGACTTATAGTTTTTACAGTGGATAATATTACCAATCACTTCGTTGTCGGCATCTTTTTCTTTTCTTTTGCCTAGATAGATGATTGATGAGGCTGCGTATTTAAGACCAGAACCACCACCCATTTCTTTTTGTGGGTACATAGAACCTATTACGTCATATGTGTGGTTGGTCATTATCATTGGAACTTTTGCCTTACCAAGTTTCAATGTTAAAACTCTAAATGTAGATTTGACAATTTGTGATCTTGTCATATCTCTTGTTTCTTTTCCTTCTGCTGTATCTTCCATTTCTTTAGTTGTAGATAACATACCTAAACTATCTAATACAAACATTAAAGGTTTTCTTTTATCTTCAGGTTGTTCTAAGTATTTGTCTAAAATTTTAATTGATTGATTTCTAAATTCTTGTACTGTAGCAACTGGCACAATTACCATTCTTGTAGCATCTACGCCACGTGATACGATCATCTCTTTTGAGATTGCACTTTCAGATTCAAAATAAATTACACCTGCATCTTTATTTTTATCTAAAAAGTTTTTACAAATTCCTAAAGCAAAAAATGTTTTACCTGTTGCCGCTTCACCAGCGATCGCTGTAATTTTATTGCTTGGTAAACCACCAAAAATACTACCTGATAATAATGCGTTAAAAGAATATGAACCTGTATCAATAAAACTTGTTACGTCTGCACTGTCAACACCCTCACTTACTAGTGTTGCATACTCATTGCCTACATCTTTAATTATGTCTTTTAAAAAATTGCTCATATTCACTATTCTCCTTTTCGCTAGAAATTAATACATATTTAATATTCTCATTATATAACATTTCCTTTAAACTGTCAAGTTCTTTTGGAGAAAAGTTAGGCGATATTAAATAAGGTGGGTTCTGATGTCTGTTGATTATTACTATTTGCATATTTATTCATTGTATCTTTTTTTAACCTTATAGGTTTCAATTCAGTTTCTCTATTTAAAAATTTATAATCTAATTTAACTACATCAAAATCTGCTTGTAGTTTATCTGCAATCTTATATGGATCAAATTCTGAACAGCTATAAACATCAAACTGCATAATACCAGGATCTGTTTCGTCCCATACGTGCATTGCTATATGACTTGTTTCAATAACAGCCACGCCTGTAATGCCTCTGTTTCCCTCTGTGTTACAATATTTAACATAAGGCCCCATTAAAACTTTCATATCTATAAAAGTTATAAAATCTTTCAACCAGTTTGTAAGTTGTTCTTCGTTCTTTGGTGGGTTTTTCACTTCGGCTCTAATAATTAAATGTTTGTGTATTAAAAGTTTATTTTGTTCCATCTCTCTATAAAAATTTTAAAATTTATTTTTCACCTCAAATCAATATATATACTTTTATTTATACAAAATAAATCTTTATCGTATGATTTGTAGTGAAGAATTTTTAGTCCAAATTTCAAGTTCATTTCGTATTCTATTTTCTCTCTTTAAAGTCTCATAACGAACGGCCGCTTTCTTTCTCCACCATTCTATAATACTTTCAAGTTCAAACTTATCGTAGGTATCGTCCTTAATAATAGTATTTGTCTTGCCATTTACTATATCTATATAATTCTTAATACCATAATGACTTATATAATATCTTTTCTGTTCTGTCAAGTCTTTTGCGTTGTTGATAACTTTATTAAAATCTTCTAGTTCTGTCTTATCGTCTTTTAAAGATCGTTTGATTAAGCCTATAATTGCATTGGTCAATTTTAACTTCTTACTTGAAGCATCTTCTTTTACCAGTTCGCCTACTATATTTTCAACATAATCTTTTAATTGTTCATAAGGTTTACCATGTAACATAGGAATGAAATCACTATCTGTTAGGCCTTTATATCTGACATAAGGTTTCATACCGTCATACTGACTTGTTGCCTTACTGTTACCATATAAACTTGTAGTTTCAAATAAACATAAATTCATATCATATTTTTTATTCATCATTTCTCTTACTTTATGACTGCAACAAATAGCAGCCAAAAGTTTACCACCAAGATAATTATAACCAAAAGGTTGAGATGGTACTATTACAAACCCCATAATAGCCGTTTTATTAAATTGTGATAAATCAGGAATGTTACCTAACATTTCATTTCTAGGTTTCATATTAATAACTGGTGATGCCAATCTTATAAATCCTACAAACTTATTGGTTGTCATTTCTTTAACTGCTAGTTTTAAATTTTTACCAGGAATACTTACCATATTACTATGGCTTGAAATCATATTAATACAAGTGTCCCAAGTTGTATTATCTATTTCTAATACTTCTAACTTCATATCATTTGGCGACATTGTAAAATCGGAAAACAAATCATCTTCTAAACTCATGCCTGGTAATCCAGCAGGAATATTTTGTATAGAGGCCAGTTTTTGGTCTCTCATGTAATCATCTATACGATTAAAACTACCAAAATAATCTTTAAATATTTTAGCACAATGTAATGCTTGTTCTTTGGTTAAAGTTTTCATACAAAAAATGCCTCTAAGTTTGCTTTCTTTTCTTGCGACCAACCAATAGACTGTAATATAAATCTCATTGGATCTAAAAATGTTTTTTCAAATTGTGTTTCATAATCTATATAGCCTTGTAATTTAAACTCTTTAGGTAAAGTTGTTATATAACTTATAACGTCAAACTTAAATGGATTCGCTTCTACAAGTTTCAAAAATTTAATTTTATCTCCTTCTTGTATTAAAGGATATTTGTTTTTAAGTTTAAATTCTTTTATTTGATGATTGTAAATTAAAGCACCTTTAACGTGTATTGGTGTACCTTTAATAAAAATATTATTACTGTCATAATATTTTTTCATATTGTTACATGATCTTGGAAAAGATATCTGTTCGGCAGACATTGTAAAAAATTCTTTTTTAAAATCAGCAATAAACTTCTGTAAAGTATCTTCATCCTTACTCATTATAATTTTAATGGCTTCTTTAATCTTACCTCTACATACTTGTGGTGTTGAAGATTTTACTGCTTCAATACCCATAATCTTTAATTTAGGTTGTGAAAGTCTAACGCCTTCTTCGTCCAATACATTTAACATATATCTTTTCTTTGCAACCCAAATACCTTTGTTGGCAATTACCTCTCGTTTCATCACCATACAATTTTTAAATGCGTTTGTATAATCTGCAAGTTCTTCAAAACATTTATTTAAAAATGGTTCAACTCTACTATCAACTACCTTATTTAAAAAATTACATATTTGATCTTCTGTTTTGTCTTTACAAGTTTGTTCTACAAGTTTATCTAATGTAACATAGATAGAATCTGTATCAGATGCCACAATATAATCTACATTATCAGTCTGTAATATTTTATTTAAATAACTATTTACCTTTTCTTCTATAAATCTAATGATGAATTGGCCTGCTGTTGTAATTGCACTGGCCTGTCTTACATCATAATATCTAAAGTATTCATTGCCTACTGCACCGTAAGCTGAGTTTAGAGCGATCTTTCTTGCCCATTGAATATTATGACAACGAGATATTTCTCTAATTAAACTAGTATCTTTTGTTTTTTCATATTCTTTTTTAGCATTTAACATTCTTTTTTTATAAATGACACGCTCATTATACATTGTCTCCATCATCTCTGGTAAAAATCCTTGACTATCATTTTTAAACAATGCCCCATTAGGTGTAATACAGGCATTCTTATCTTTTAAATAATCTAAAGATGTTGACTTGTCTAACATCTTGTTAACTGAAATGCCTTCTGAATTTAAACCAATAATCTTTTCTGGTGAAATATTATATTGTATAATGATATGAGGATATAGTGAGTTAATATCAAAAGAAACCACCCACTTGTGCATACCAAGTATTGGATCTTTTACATAAGCGCCTTCATATTTTTCATCTTTAGTATTATCTTCACGTGGTGGAATACAAATGTTTTTACTTAACAAATGATTTGCGATTAAAGTGTCCCATACTCTAACTTGTGAAAAGATATCGCCATAGTTTACTTTAGATTCATAAGCAACAGTTAATGACAAATCAATTAGGCCAAGTTTATCTTCTAATGCGTCAACGATTTCAACATCTTGAATATTATAATCAATAAATGATTGAAAATCTTTTGTATACCAATCTTTAAATGTATCGTGTTTCATCTCGTCTTTACCACGACCAAGTTCTAATTCACCAATAAAATCTAACTTATAACTTTCCTGCCTTGTAGGAATAAACCATTGATATAAATCTAAGTAATCTAAGTTTGTAATACCTAATATATTATAAACTGTTTGTGGCCTACCTCTAACTAATATTTCTTCTTTTTGAATTAAATTCCAAGGCGATATCTTCTGTGCGACTTTTTCGCCTGCAATCAAAGTAATTCTACTAAGTAAATAAGGTATATCAAAAAATTTTGTATTCCAACCTGTTGTAACGTCTGGATAATTTTTAATCCAAAACTTCATAAACTCAAACATTAATTCTTTTTCAGATTTACATCTTATATAAGTTATATCAGTTCTATTAGTTTTATATTCACCAGTTCCCCAAGTAAGTATTTGTTTATTAGATTGATTCTTAACTGTGATACAAAGTATTTCTTCTATAGGATTTTGTACATCTGGGAAACCACTTTCGCAACTAGTTTCTATATCTAATGTAAATATTTTAATAAACTTTTTATCCCAATCTATATTACCAGTATGAAATTTATTAATATATTGATAATGATATCTCTCTAGTCCGTAAATAGGAGAATTATCAGTAACTACTTCCCTCCTAAACTTTCTAGCATCATCTATAGTTTTGAAAGTAATAGGTTTTAAATTTTGACCTTGTAGGGTTTTAAATTCGGTTTGTTGTTGTGTTAATGAATAAAGTGTAGGCCCAAAGTCTATTCGTTCTTTATATTCTTTGCCTTCATGTATACCTCTAACTAGAAGTTTACCTCTATGTTCTATAACTGATTTGTAAAAGTTCATTATCTAAAATCTTCATCTAACAAATGAGCGATTAAACCATCATGTTCTTTTGTCAATTGTATTTGACATGCCAATCTACTCAATCCTTTTTTATATTGTTTATCAAATTCTAATAAATCAAGCTCTGCATAATTTTCATTAATAGGTAAAAGTTTATCAATCCAACGTTCATCTATTATAACATGACAAGTACCACAAGCACAAGCTCCACCACAATCAGCAGTTATTTCTCTTATATCTATTACACTATATTTTTTAGCGGCCTCCATTAAAGTCATACCAATAGGCACATCAACTCTAATTTTCATTCCGTTTCTAACAAAATATACTGTGATCATCAATCTATAATTAGTTTAGGTTTTTTTACTTCTATTATTCCTGCCCCTAAATGCTGATTATAAGAATTTTTGATTTCTAATTTTGGATCTACTTCTGTTATTATATTTGTAGTTTTAAGTACAACTGTCTCTTGTTCAGCATAAGGCATATAAGGTGTTAATGCCAAAGATACTGGCCCGCCTGGTTTTGATTGCATTGGTACAATCACAAACGGTTGTTTTATGTGTGTTAAATTTGAATCGCTATCTTCTGTTTTTTGGCCGATAACATCTTCACCTGTACTTAATCTAAATATTTTCACTTCTGACATAATAAGGATTATTATATACTATTATTTACTTTTTGTCAATAGGTTTTATTCTTCTACTTAATACAAATTCTCTATTAGGATTAACTGAAGCATTCATTTTTCTAATAATGTCTCTGTTTAATAGTACATCTGACGCTGATCTTTTTCTTTCATCAAGACCAAACAATACATCTTTATATGTAAAGCCATTAAAAGTTAAATCTAATTTAACAACTGGCCTTTCTTCACCATCTCCATCTTCATGGTTTGCTCTAAAAATTTTATGGTGGCCTTCTAATTTACTTGTGTGTTTTTTGCCATTATATTTCCATTGAACTTTTCCATCTTTTACTTCTACTTCTTCTGCGTGTAAGGCACAAGTTTCTGCACCATTACCTGTATCTAATTTTGCTCTTACTTTACCTACTGTAGATAACTCTACAGTTTCTAAATAACCAACTTCTATGATTGATTGTCTATCCCAATTTTTTCTATTAGAAATATATTCAATAACATTATCCACTAGTTGACTGCCTTTAATTGGGCCTGTAGTATCTGGTGTATCAACATAATCCTCATAATGATAACCTTCATAATCTGCACCGGTTCCTGGAGAACCGTTTGCTTCTAATACATATATTTTACCTTTATATGTAATATGGTCAACACCCACGAGATATGCTTTTGTTGCTCGTGCTGTTCTTAAAACTATTTCTATTTCTTCATCTGATAGTTTATAAGGTTCAGCAACTGCACCTCTATGAACGTTTGATCTAAATTCGCCAGATTTTTTAACTCGTCTGGTACATGCAAATATCTTATTATCTACAACAAAGGTTCTTACATCTGAATCTGTTGGCATATATTCTTGTAATAACAATTCAGCATCATGTTTAAATAAGGCCTGTACTACAGATACTAAAGAATCATAACTATCTACTTTAACTACACCTATACCTTGTGTGCCTGTTAATGTTTTTACAATAACTGGAAACTTATTACCTATAAGTTTTAATGCGTTATCTAAATTCTTTTCGTTTGATATAAAAGCGGTTTTTGGTGTAGGTATATTAAACTTTTCAAACAATAGAGCAGACGTTAGTTTGTTATCACAAGTCAACATAGCTGATCTAGTATTTAACATAAACGCACCAGAGTTTTGAAATGCTGATATTAAAGAAAGGCCCGCTTCATCCTCAATTGCGCCTGCACGAGTAATAACTACTGTATTTTTACCAATGAATGTTTGTTCACCATCTTCACCATCATAATTGTAAATTGTTAATGTATTTTTTTCTTCGTCTTTATCTGTGATGATAGAAAATTTAGTATTGATTATGTAACAAGGTATCTTTTTTTTGGCACAAGATTTTTGTATAAAACTTACTGTAACTTCTTTTTTAGTTTTTTTATTACCAGTTTTTTGTCGTTTTACTTTTGGAGAAGATTTACTGATAACAACAACAGTAATAGGATCTTTTTCATCCTGTTGTCTTGCTTCTTTTATAAAGTCTCTAAACTTAGGAACTTGCATTTATTCACCATTTGTTTCATCATCTTTTGTAACTTTTTTACCAATATTATATTTTGCTGATAGTATCCAATCTTTCTTTTCTTTAAAAGGTAATACTTTAATTTGACTTAAAGGTGCTTTGTTTTCAGCGGCCTCTTTTTTAACTATATCAATTAAATTCCAATCTGCTAATAATATTGCAATTGTATTTCTTCTTTGAATATC